TCCTACACCACAAGAAATTATTGTTGATGTAAAAGTAGAAGGTGTTTGATAAGACTTATACACAAGCAGATGTTAATGATGGGGACTATAGAGCGTGACCAGGAGCGTGTAGATAATGAAGCTGAGTTTTGGTTGCTTTATGACTAACGCACAGATAGAGCGTGGTGATTGTAATATACCTGAACCTATTGAAGAAGAAAATTAAAGATGATATTATAGAAGAAGATGTTTGTTATTAAAGAAGATATTGTTGAGGATAAAGAAGATGTGGATGTCGTCATTCCTGAGGATGATGTTGATGTACTCGACACACCTAAAGAGGAAGTATTTGAAGATGAAGTTTGTGGAGTTTGAAGAAACTCCCTATTGAGTTCGAAATTATTGAATTTGATTTGGAAGACATTATCCCCCGAAGACGTGGTGGAAATACCAATACCAGTTGAAGTTATAGAAGATGAGCCAATTAAAGAGGATATACCTGAAGTTCTGGAAGAAGATACTCCCGACACAACGTTACCTCCTGTGGAGATTAAGCCAGAGAGAGAAGAAAGTAGTTTCTTACAGAAGAAAGAAGTTTGCTGTTGAGGTAGCTGAAGTTGTAGAAAATTATAGAAGATATTGTCATTGAAGAAGTTACTGTAGAAGAAGTTGTTGAAATACTAGAAGAAGTTAATGATATTGGTGTACAGAATTTATCTTCAAGTCACAGAGGAAAACACAGGATGTCATACAGGAGGTTGTTGAGGAAGCTATTGCAGATGTTGCAGAGCTTACTGAAGAAACAGGTAGAAGTTGTTGCTGAAGTATTACAAATAGAAAACAGAAGATGTAGCTATTATTGCTGAAATCTATCAAAGATGATGAGGTTATAGCTGAAAGCTGTAGAAGAATATGTTGAACGTGCTGTAGCAAATGCAGACGTTGAGAAACTATACATTAGCTGATGTTGTAACAGAAGTACAGTTTGAAAACCTTTATAGAGAAACCCAATACAAAACGTTTCATAGACATTGACATACAAGAAATAAACTTTAGTGAAATAGGTAATGACATGACTAATGACCAGAAGGAAAAAAGCTCAAGAAGTTGTAGTTCCAGTAATCTTGACTAGAATAGCTACTATGGCTGCTTTCGTATATAGGAGAGGCAATGTTTAAAAAAACTAGGTAAACTGGATAATAGATGCAATTAAGGAAAACACTTAACCTTAGTTTGGGACTCTTGTTGGTTTTAGTTATTGCTACTCTTACATTGACAGGTTCAGCACAACAAGTAAACAGGTCTTGCTACTATAATTACATTAGTAATATGGTTAATAACTTTAGGATGGAGAAAGTAAACATGGCACATAACGCAAGAAAAAGCAAAATTTATTAAAAAAAACATGGATTAAAAGGTGTTAATCAACCTAAAACGTACACCTAAAACACGCTACTAAAATCACATGTAGTATTAGCACAAGAAGGACATACACTTAAAACTAATTAGATTTTGGTCAACAAGGTGTATCTGGTGCAGGTAAAAAATCCTAAGTCAGCTAAAGATAAAGCTAGAAAAAAAAATCATTTAAAGCACGTCATGCTAAAAAATATTAAAAAAAGGCAAGATGTCTGCAGCTTATTGGGCAGATAAGGCTAAGTGGTAATATGGCTAAAAGAGTAAGTTGGCAGTGGGGAGGTAAAACTTATAGTGGTACCTTTATTAGAGAAACTAAAACACATATTTTTGCTAGAACTAAAAATGGAAAAATCAAACGTATCGTTAAAAAGAAGAAAAAGTAATGGCATTACCTGGAGCATATGTTGTCAATAGTCCTAAACCTGGAGAGTACTGCGATAATTGTATGCATTACTCTAATAATTATTGTATTAAATTTTACAAAGAAGTAGCACCGTATGGTTGGTGTGCTGTATGGGAGCCAATGAATAATGAAGTATGAAGTATTAAGAATTAGTAGTGGTAAAGACGCTACATCAGGATTGTTATTTGAAGTTAATCAAAACAAACGTACATTTCTAGCATACACATTAGAAGATGAACAAAGAGATGTTAAAGTCTGGGGTGAAACACGTATTCCTGCTGGTACATACAAACTAAAAACTTCGTGAAGAAGGTGGATTTCATAATAGATATCTTAATAAATACGGTAATACTTTTCATAAAGGTATGATACATGTGCAAGATGTACCAGGATTTGAGTATATATTATGGCATACAGGTAACACAGACGAGCATACAGCTGGATGTTTGATATTAGGTAATACACAAACTAACAATCGTATAGCTAAAGATGGGTTTGTAGGCAATAGTGTTGACGCATATAAGTTTGTTTATTCTCGTGTAGCAGCTGCTATAGAAGCAGGAATAAGTGTAGAAGTAGAATACATTGATTATGATGGTGATATACAAGAAATAGTCTAATAAGTCTAGTGATAATGTTATTCTTACAAGTACAGTTATGGACAAATTGTCAAGAGATAAGTGGAGAAATTCAAGTAATCTCTGCTAAACTAGACGGCAGAAAGATAGATTGACATGGCTATTAATAAAATAAGCAACAAACTATACAGTGATGAAGACGGATTACCTGATATTGTAGAAAATGAATCAGAAATAAAATTTGATTACGGAGAAACAGGTAGCGATACACCTGAATTAAATGCATTTCAAGCTGCTAATGACCAAGTTGCTATAGAAGAAGCTATAGCTTCCAAGCCATTACGTGATGCTGTCCCAACTGAAATTGAAAATGTAATAAATTCTAATAATCCAGACGTAGTTAAAAAATATCTTTTTGAATCTAAAGGAATAAACATAAGTAAATCACAAGCATTAGATGTAATTAAAAGATTTAATGCACCAAAAATAACAGAAGGTTCAGGTAGAGTTCGCAGTGAATCAACACAAATAAAATCTACATTTGCTATGGAACAAGAACTAGATGTATTAAAAAAACAATTAGCTAGTTATGGTGAAGTAAGTCCAAGTACTTATTCTGCTAGTAGAGCAAAGAAAAAAGCTGAACAAATGTATGGTAAATCTATGTTACAAGGACCTTCTAAAGCTGGTACTGGTGGTGTACCATTAGCTAAATTAAATCCTACGTATTCTGCATCAAAAGCTTATTTAGAAGGTGAAATTTTTACAAGAGAAGAAGAGTTAAAAAAGTTTAAACAAGTAATGGGTAAATCTGATGATGTAGTAGATATAGAAACAAGATTAAAGACTGCTGGCGTTGTAGCAGAAGACCTTCCATTAGCTACTGAAGATGTTTCTAAAGTTAAAAATCCAGAAGCTAAAGGTATTTCAGGATTAACTGATAAAAATAATTCTTTTTTTATAGATGATAAAATTGAATTATATGACAAAGATAGAGTAACAAAAGGACCTGTAACACAAACTACTAAAGTAAATAATTATTTAGAAGGACCAGGAAAATTTGGTAATACTTTAAATGTAGAAAAAGCTGAAAGAACATTAAATAATATACCAAATGATTTAACTCCAAGCATGACACAACTAGACGAAGCAAGTTTTGTTGAAAATAAATCTGGTAAAAAAATATATGGAACTTCTTCTAATATGCAATACATAACAGATAGAGCAAACAAATCTACTGCAGACCTTGTAGCTGGATTAATGAGAGAAGAAGCAGAAGCTATTGGTAAACAAGCAGACGAAGTTATTAATCAGGAACGTGTTATTAAAGACCCTGAAGATGGCAAACTTAAAAAAGTAAGTTACACATCTTTAGACGCAAAGCCTAGAGATAACAGTATGGTACAATCTGGACCTACAGGTGAAGAAGTAAAGTATGCAGAATATAAAGGTCAGATAGGTAGTTCTCCTGATAGAATTGCTGGTTCAAAAGATTTTGGTATAGGTTGGTTAGATAGACAAGATAAAAAATTATTATCTGATTCTCGTTTAACTAATGCACCAAGAACTGAAGGTGGTAAATTTAGTACTGCTAAAAAGTTAATGTCACCAGAAATGCAAAAGCTTGCTAAAGCTGGTAATGCAGCAGAATTTCGTCAAAACTTTATTTCTAAAATAGATAAAGAATTACAATCTAAAGTAACAAAAGGTTCAAACATTATTGAAACACCTAAAGGTGATGTTAATAGAGGACCTGGTGAAACTCGTGTCGATATAAATGTAGAAGATACAAGAAGTGAAAAATATAAAACAGGAGATTATAATGTTACAAAAGATAGTGTATCTGGTCAAGGTACTAAAACTCCTAACGTATTTGAAAAAGTACAAGGTCCTGGTTTAACAGGTAAAACTCTTTACGAAGAACAACTAGGTAGAAGGTTTGCACGTCCTACATCTGGTGTAGGTTCAGGTAAATCTACTAACAAAGGTGTAGGTATTAGAGCAACTGATGCTAAGTTAAAAGCTGATGCGTCATTAGCAGCAAAAGCTAGAAAAGCAGTAGGTCTTGCATACGGTGCAGGTAAAATTGCTAAAACTGCTACTAAATTAAACCCTGCATTGTCAATGTTGAGTATGTTGCCGAAGCAAACTTTTGATGATATACTATACAACAAGAAACCACAGGCATAATATGCTTGAAAGATTTAAGAGAAAAAGAAATTCTGATGGGACGTTTAAAAAAGACGTAGCGTGGACTCCTTGGAACGAAGCATGGAGTTATAAAATGAGTGAACAACTTAAAGATATGATAGAGAGAACTAGCTGGACCTTCGTTGAAGCGTTCATAGGTGCGTTAACAGTCGCTCCTCTAGTTGGTGTAGATGCTGAAGTACTTCAGTTAGCTGCGTTAGCTGGTGGCGGTGCTGCACTTGCAGTAATCAAAACATATGCAAAGAAACAAATAACAGTTAGTAAGTAAAAATGGTTAGCGAATACATAGCACCTTTTAGAAAAGTATCAGATAAAAAAATTGTATATGATACTAAATTTAGAAATTCTTGGTCTCCTAAACCAAGTGGAGGTACAATTAATCCACAAGGTAAACCTATAGGTAATACACGTGGATTAAATAAACCACCTATTATAAAAAGTACTGCTCGAATAGGTAATAATTTTGGTATAAAAGGAATGGTTAGAGACAGGATACACCTAGGATGGTTTAAAACATCAAAGTTTGACCAATAGACTATGAAACGAACTAGACTTAAGAGGTATTAGGTGAAATAAAGCAGAACTGCAGTTAAAAACCTAGGTGCATACATCCGCACATTGGCTAGAGCTGCAAAAATATCTAAAGGTATAAACATAGCTGGTCTTGCATTAGCTTTAGGTGAAGGTATTTATAAAGGTACTAAACGTGCATTAGGTCCTGGTGGTACACAATTTCATACTGGTACAGGTGTTCCTCTATGGGAAGATAGAAATACTGAAAACATAGGAAGTAAGTTAAATTACTAATGAAAAAAGCTAAAAAAATACCTAACAAATATCAAGTAGGTAAAGGATATGCTGGACTTGGTAAAAAAGAATTAGAAAAAAGAAAATACCAAGCTAAAATGCTTACTAAAATAGCAGGTTCAAAAGCTACAGGGTTTGAGCATACAATAGGTCAACTAGAAAAAGGTGGCTATGCTGATATTTTTGGTGATAAAAAGTGGTTAGCTAAACAAGCTGCTGGTTATCGTAAAATGCAATCTACGTTTGACAATCAATATAATAAGTTACATACTGGTGGAAATGTATCAGCTTATAAATCAAAAAAGTTTGGTAAAGATACACCAGGAAAGAAAAAATCAGGTTCATAAAGTGGCAAAAGCAGATTCACCTAAAAAACGTAAACCTAAAACTGGTGTAGGAGTAGCTACTGGTGCAGGTCTTGGTGTAATGTCTGCTGCAAATAAAACAAAAGCTGCATTCACACCATACAACAAAGAATTTAGTTATAAAAAAAGTACAGTACCAAGAACTATTACTTATTCTTTTGCTGAAAGTTCTGGAGTAACCATAGGAACACAAAGAGTGAGTACAAATAAAGCATTTTCAAAATTATCAGTTGTTACTGAATCTACATTAACTGAAACATATGATAATGCTCAAGGTAAATCAATGAGAAGAAGTAGTAAAACTACTACATTAAGTCCTAGAGGTAAATTAAAAGGTATAGGTCAAGTTGTTATACAAGAAACTAAACCAATGGAAAAACCAGGTAGAGTTTATCGTCAAAAATCTGGTAAAATAGCTGAACAAGGTGGTAAAGGTAAGCAATCAGGTAGATACAAAACTAAAAGTATTACGTATGCTAAAGAAGGTTATCCTCAACCTAAAAAAGGACGTATACCTAAAGCTGGTAATCCTGTAGTAAGTTCATTAACTAGAGAAAAAGTTATAGGTAAAGTTACACCAACTGTATTTACAGATTATTCAGGTGACGTTTACAGAGATGTTGCAATATTAGTCTCGTCTGACAGTTTAATCTACGTATTTTCTTTTTAAAAAACCTTGTAACAAAGCTCTATAAGCTACTGAACTACCCTTCTGTTGTCTACCATCATAGACATCGTGGTGCCATTTACATAATATAGCTACATTATCCATATCAAACTTACGTTTCTTGTTACCGCCCATTCCTATACCATGTATGTGTGCTAGCTCTAACCATTTGTTATCGTTACAGTAAGCCCACTCACAGCGTCCTCCAGCCCTTTCTAGAGCAGCTTCACGCATTTGTGACAAGTTATCCATCAATATCATACATAGTATATTTAAGTGTGATTTCTTCGTTTGCTTTTATAGGACGTAATGGAAACAAATGATTTACATATGTACCATGTAAACGTTTCACTTCACAATTAGGATTGTCGCTATGGTTTATAAATCCACCTAAAGGTGTACGTATTACTTGTCCTTTATCATCCATAAACACATGCGTGACACCTATGCTTGTTTCTAAATCTCGTATAGCCCTGATTGTAAACAGACCTAGACCTTCTATTTTGCTAGGTTGTATAGTTAAATATTTAGGTAATGGTCTGTATGTTGGTACAGACACTACTCTTCTTCTAAACGTCTGTAATCTTTAACATGTGCATCAGCTTGATGTGTTTTTGATAACTCTTCCATATGAAAGTTGTAATCTTTTACAAACTTTTCCATTAAAAAATTAAGTCTTAACAAGTCTGGTGCTACACCAAATGTATCACTACCACAAGCTTTAGTAAATTGTGAACCCCATACTTTCATGTATCTAGGGTGCGTGAATATATTAATTTTATCTATATCTATTTTAGTTTTTTCTTTACTCATATTATCTCCTTATAATAATTGTGACCACATTGTAGGCATTTCAAGTCCCAAGGCACGTCTGTTATGTATGCTTTACCGCAATCTTCACAAACGTAATTGAAACATTGTTCAATACCGTCCAATAATTTTTTATTAACTTTATAACTGTATTCGTCATTATTCATTAGTTCCCTTCCAACAATGTTTACTACTGTTCCAGTGATGCCAGCCATCATTGTAGACTAGCCAAGCTGCGTATCTTGTAGCAACTTCTGGATTTGTTCGTTCTCCTATTATACCAAGTTTAGATTTTAACCAAGACCAAGTATTGTCGTTAAATTGCCAGAGTCCAACGTCCTTTGTCCCGTTAAAGTTATTCCCTATCACTGTAGGTCTACCACTACTTTCGCAATGTATAATCCTTAAAGCACGCAGAACGTCTTCCTCTTTAAAATAACTTTGTACCGTGGGCAACCATTCTTCAACAAAGTACACCATATAGTTTGTTTCTCGGCACTCACGATACTCAGTCATATCAGCAGGTGTCGGCATTGTTACATACAGACACGCTGCTAAAATGTATTCTATCATTAGCTAATGGTAGTTCTTGAAGGTACTTTAGTGCAGTAGTAACTGACTAAGCCTTTCTTTTTTGTTGGCAGTGTAGTTATTTCATAACCTTCTGCTCTTAAGTTAAAGAGTATTCCACCAAATCTATGGCAGTATAACTCTCTTACAAACTCCCAGTTAGTTATAGGGTCTGAGTCTTTAAACTCTTCCAATGCCCAAGCAACTAACTGTGTCTTACTTTTTACATATGCAGGGACGATTACCCCTCTAAATGCACTAGGTATCATTTTATTTCCTTTCTTCCACGATACTGTAAACTTTTTTTAGACTTAGCAGCTCTACGCTGTGCTCTGTTCATTAGTAAGGCACAACGCCATCGTTAGCATCACTTTGTGCTACCTCTGGCTTAGATTCACCGTCTAAGTTCCATTCTTTAGGTATGTCAGCATTATCTAACCACCAAGACTTACGCCACTTGCCACTATGTCCTCCGCACGTTACGGGGTCATTAGTACTGCAAGTAAAGTCTGGACTTTTCTCTGACCGTTTACTGTTACGATTATCGTATACCATTTGTTTACAGAAAGGACACGTAAGGTCATCTCTGTATTTGTTTTGTTGTTCCATTTTGTTAACAACTCCTCCTAGCATGTCACCAGCTGGTTGTACACCTGGCTCTTTACTTTCTATTTCTATGCCAACAGACTCTAACTTCTGTTCTATTGACATTTGTTCAAAGGACTCATCTGTAACAACAGTAGGCATATCAGCTAGTTTCTCAATATAATCAAACCAAGTTTGTAACTGTTCATCTGTCCATGTTGTCTTGTCTTTAGGATACTTTTTAAGTTCTGCATATTGATTTGCTGAACCAAGTACCTTGACTAGAGTTTCTTTTGAATCTATGTTAGCAGTCATTGCACTAACAGTCTCTGATATAAAGGTTACATCCTGACTCATGCCTCAGTACCTAAGATACTGTCCATGATAGCTGCATGTGCAACTTTGTCTTCAGGTGATAACTTGTTTTCTTTCTTACGCATGTCTAGCTTGACTGTAGTCTCTACCATAGCGTCCTTATCTGCTTGCTCCTGTGTGTAACCGTCAGGTGCATAGGATGTAGCTTCTTCTTCTGTCTGTTTACTACCAGACCATAGCTCTACACCCAGACCGAACCGCATACATGCACGTTTAAATGCATCAGACTCTGCGTCTTTAAGGTTGTTACCGTCATTAAACTTAGCATTGCCAAGCTTGAAGGTGTCAACATCACCGAAACCATCGTAACTACCCATACCTTCTATGACGATAGTACCTTTGGCACCGACTATTCTTTTCTCTCCATCGTGATAACCGTATACAGGTTTACACTTCCAGGAGTATGTCACACCACTATCACGTAGTCTTTCTACATAGTTAGCGTGTGGTACGTAGTCGCCAAATTTTCCAGCAGGAGCTTTTTTAATTAACTCTTGTGGAAAAGGAGACAACAAATCAACGTTATCTTTCATAACATTCCTTTCTTATATATATTTATTTTTGTCTAACCAAAGGGAAAGACAAAAAAAATATTATTCTTCTTCTAAGTCTAATAAAGAACGTAAATTATGTACTCCTCTTTCGACAGGTACTAATTTAACTTCCCCAAGGTCGTTTGTTAGTATAAAGTAAGGCTTATCTCCTAAACCTGAGTACTCTATACTATTTAACTTCCATTTAGACTTGACAATTAAGTCATTCATAATATACATTATACTCTATTTATTATCACTTTCGTTTAATTTTACTAAGTATTCTGCTGTTACACCATGACCAGGTTTAGCAAACAATAACCACTGACAAGGTCTACCCATTGAAGCAAGCTGCTCTAATGCATAAGTGTTGTAGCTTTCAGTACTGCCATTGACCCACAAACGTATGTCATTCACGTACATAGTTGTAGGTGTATGGAAATGTCCAGCTATTGCGTAATCAAAATCAGGCATTAAGTCACGTGATGCTAATGCTTTCCAACCTAATAGTTTTTTACCAAAACCATACCAAGGAAATCCACTATGTCCACGTACATTGTCACCATGCCATACAAAGAACTTACAACCTTCTCCTAAATCTGCAACATCAAACCAATGATTGTCACTTTTAGAGTCGGGTATAGTAAATTCAATACGTTTTTCTTTTTCGTATATCATTGACATTATTTTTCCAAGCATTCTATCTGCATTGGAATCTGGATGATAGTCTTTACGTGCTCTACCACCAAGACTACCGTGATTACCTATAACCCAATGTACTTCTACATCGTCAAAGTTAGCAAGTAATGTATCAAAGAATTGTGTAAGTATTCTAGGACCATCTATGGTTACTTGATTGTATAGGCTTTCGTCTATTAAGTGTGTTTGTCCTGGAAAGATTAACTCACCTTCAACAATATCGCCAGCTGCTAACACAACACATTTAGATACTTTGTGTGCGTTTCTTTGTATGTTGGCTAACTCTACTATCTTATGTGCATACTCTACTACTCTTTCTTCAGCTACTTGCGTGTTGTAGTTAGGCGTAACTTTTGCTAGTTGCACGTCTGAAAGTATAGCTACAGCTATTTCTTCGCTTTTATTTTTAGTTTTAATTGTTGGTTTTGGTATTTTAGGTTTGTCCCAAGTACGTAAATTAGTTGAGACTGCTTGATATACAGCTTCAATCATGTCAGCTTTTTTATTTTTAGCTTTATCTAATTGTCTTAATAGCTTTAAGTTGTCTGCTTTAAGTTGCTGTATTTTATTTGATTCAGCTTCAAGTAATAATTCATCTATATCTTTTTTAGATTTTTTAGACATTACTATCTGCCAAGTTAAGAAAGTGATTCCGAACTGCTGATTCACTTATTTTGATATTAAAATTTTCTTTTAATAATCTTGATACCACGTATGGTTTTAACTGTACTCCACTCATAACTTTAGCTTCGCAACCTTCCCAAAAAGGCATCGCTTCTTCTGTTATTCTACCTGAAATACGGCTTATTTTCCCTGTTTCTGCTTCTGCAAGCAGTTCATTTATATCTTTCATGTCGTTTATTATACATAGTAAATTCTTTTATGTGTAAGTTTTATCAAGTATGCTCCGCTTTCCATTTCCCTCGGTGTTTCGCGTCCTGCCTAGGACACTCACACCTCCGTCATGGATGCTATGCATACTCTCAGTAGGTAAGCGTAGAAGTGTTCACTATAGGTTTATGTTGACATAATTGAAATTACCTTGTTGCAGGTTCTCCCTGCACTCTATTCTTCTACCGATTACAGCTTTACAAGTGGAAAGGATTCACATGCACTCTTGCGAGTTACTGTATTCCTTACCACTGTATCACATATTTAATTTAAGACAATGTTCTTTTACTTCATCCATGTTCTTAAGGTTAATAATGTTATACTTTTTACAAGATTTGTAAACGTCTTGTAGTAAATTAAAACCAGAAGTATCACCTGAACCACCAAACACCATCATGTCTGATACCCATATTCTTCTAGCTGGTTGTGTACCTAGCCATTCTAAAGCTGGTCCATCTACAACGTTACCGTAACCTGAATACCTTTCAAGATATTTTTCATCTACACGCTTACCATTTCTAGCAATAACACGTAAATCACCTACATTACCTCTACCGTTATACATAGCAATGTTAACTGCTGGTAGTAAATGCATAATTTCTAAAATATCTTCACCATTAAATGACATAGAACCTGAAGAATCAATAAGTATTGTACCTCCAAGTGTTCTAATTTTTTGTTTAAATATTTTCTTATCTACACAGTATCTGTTAATGTATTTTGGATTAAAACCAAAGTCTGCAGGTCTATAAGCTCTGCCACCTTTAAGTCTACCTTGTAAATTAACAGTCAATGGTGGAGTATGAATTTCCATCTCACCCCACGCACCAACACCACCTGTAGAATTATAAATCATATCTCGTAAATCACGATTAGTTCTATCTTCTACATTTTCGTCATCAGGTTTTAACTCAACATTATCTTCTGATTGCTCTGGATTAATATCTTCACTAGGTGTTAGTTTTGTTTTAGGTTTAAATACTTCTTCTTGTTTAGGTTTGTCTCTAAACATATCAAGTATCTTACTAAGTGGTTCTGCATATTTTTGTACCTTGCGATAACTAATAGTCTGACCATGATTAGTACTAACTATAGAATTATAATAATCTCTAATTACTCTTTGTGCATAAATCAATTCAGATTTACGTAATTCAGTTACATTTATATCTTTTTGTATAATATTCATAGCTGCATTTATCATTTCGTGTTCATCACAAAACTTGTAACTACCATATCTAGATGTTGAATCATTGTCAGTAACACGCCATTTAGACGCTAAACCAAACAAAATAATACTAGAAAGACTACCTTCATAAACAAGTTTCATTGCTTGTTGTTCAAATAAATCTTTACACATAGATATTTCATGTATAGCTAAATCAGCTCTAAATAGTAAATGATTAATTCTAATTTCTTCTAATACTTCAACTGCTTCTGCACGTACACCAGGTTTAAGCTTACCCATTGTCTTAGGACTCCACTTAACGTGTCCTAATTCATGTCGTCTAATCATACGACTATGATTAATACCGCAACTTTGACAGTCCCTATCTAAAGGAACTGTCATTTGTCTATTTAAGTTGTCAGTTGTAGCTTGAGGACTATCGTGTATAGTCCCTATAACTTCCCAAGATTCACCAGTAACAATTTCTGGATATGGGTATGCTTTTTGGCTATGCATTAGATAACGTTACAGCGTCAATAAGTTCTTCTGCTTTGTCTGCAAAGATTAGTTCAGCGGCTACTTCCGCTTTAAAACCTTTCTCTTGCAATGCAAAGAACTCTGCCCATGAACGAACCGATATACGGTCTTCAGGGTCTTCAACTAACGTTGTATCATTAATTACAGTGTGCCACTCATCTGGAAACGATTCCATTGCTTTAGGGTGTATACTGCCAACATATATTTTTACAGGAAATCTATCCTTAAGTGCAAGTGGTAGTGACTCAGGTGGACTGTTTGTTGTAGCAACAACCTGAAATCCAGGAGCTGGTCTAACTGTTTCTTGCTCTTCATTGTTTATAGTAATACCTGCAATATCTTGGTCATCCAATATAGCGTGTAAGAAAGTCATAGCATCTGGTGATGCATGGTCTATCTCATTGATAACTAATCTGCCACCATTACGCCAAGCCTTAATAGCTATACCGTCATGCCATTCAAATCCACCGTCTTTAGCAGGTCTATAAAAACCTTCTAAGTTAGCTGACGCTGTATCTTCTGTCATTGTTATTTGGTATACATTTGGATTACCATCCATATCTAGTGGTGCATTTTGTTTAACTGCACTGTAGGTCTTACCTGTACCTGGAGGACCATGTAATAATATCCTGCGTGAGTTACCCAAGATAGCATTAATTTGCTTCCAGCATTTGTCTTTATTCATAGTTATTCCCTTCTTGTTCTAAATGATTAGGTACATATCTACAATATATATCTATATCATTATATTTATTTTTTCTTTGTTGTATCTCAAACTTACCTTTGTCTGCTAAGTGTGCGATATTTCTTTGTGTCATAGACACAATGTTTGATTTGTTACCACCTAACCACCTTGGTGCAGTACCTATTATGTACCACACACTAGGAGATGACAAAAGCACTTTAACTTTCTCATCTGTTAATAACCTAGGTTTTCTACCTGGGGGATTAATGTTAGCTGGTGGGGGAGTTGCCTCCCTCATTCCATTAGGCATCGTCATTAGTTGTTCCTTTCTTTAAGAAATCTTCTACTTCATCAGCAACATGTTCTAATGAATGTGATATAGATTGTGCAGTTAAGTCACGTAATGTATCTAAATCCTCTGATAAACACACTTGCATACTTGAAGGTTCTATCATTAGCCAACTCTGAAACACTCCGTCATCAGCAGCTTTTTGACGTATTTCTTCTATATCTTCATATGTATAATGTGTTTTGTCATTCATAACGTTTTCTGCTGTCATATAATCAGTCATAATAATGGCTCTTTCAGTAGCTATTATTTTTACAGCGTCTTGCATTGCTGTAGCAGCACAAGATGCCTCTATTATAATATTCCAGACATCTGGTTCTTCCCAGGTAGGTCCTTCATCTATTCCAGCATATACTACTTGAACAGTATATTCTTTACGTGGTACATTATGTACATGTATTTCGTTCATAGTTTCCTTTCATTTTGTCGTTTATTATTTATAGCTAATTCCTCCCCATAAATTTTTTTTATGTGGGAACGAAGGTGAACACAGAAAAAAAAGCATAACTATGTTCACTTAGATAGCTTGTAACACACTATTAGTTATTTCCATAATGATAGGATTCGAACCTATAAGGCGACCTAGTGTGGTTCTTAGTATCGTCAACTAAGCACTATCGCTAACTCCCAGCTTCTATGGCTTTACGTTATTATAATGTGCTACAAGCTACCTATTTTCAGTCGTTAACAAACAGGGAATTTTATAACTCCTACTAATAGATAGCTTATAGGATACAAAGCATGAAAAGGGAAAATACAATCGAACAAACCCTTGCCTTTCGGCACTCTATACCCTATAAGCTACCTACATTATGGGCTACGGCTAGGCAAACAAAGGAGTCAAACCTAGCAATGTAAGTAACTTTAATTCTTATAGTGGAGTAACACTCACTTCACTATATGGTGATATTCTATAAATATCGTGTTCATGTTCTATAAACTTTATTGTAGTATCGTTGTCAGCTAACTTAATTAAATTATCTATTTGTTCAGTTGCTTCTTCTACAGTAGTATCACCACTAAATGTAAATGATACACTTAATTCGTTTATGTCATGTTTCATATTTTCGTCTACAAATTGATATGTCATTTGTTTACCTTTCTGTAATGTTCGTAATGAAAATTACAAACTATTTCGTATACTTGTAAGTTATCATAGATTTTACCTAAGTACATATAATTTACTTTATTGTACATAGGTTTAGCGTCACATTTATATACACTACATTTCATTATCTACTCGCTATGTACATAGATATAAATAAAAACGCTATTGGAGCTATTACTCCCATTAATATAACTTCTGTTGTTAATCCAAACAATCTTCCTCCTTTAATAGCCAATGTGCTTCTATTTCACCAGCACAATTTTCGCAATATGTTTCACCATTGATATAGGCACCACCGTTATGTGTGTGATGCCAGTTATCACATTTAAAACATTGCAACCAACCACCCATTACTCTTCTTCGTAATTAGTCATTAACTTAAGTATTTCAGTATGTCCAGATATTTGTTTTTGTAATATCTCCATTACTTCAACAATACCTTTAATAGATGCATAAATTTCTTCTAATTCATTCTCCATTTTTAAGCCTTTCTATCATTTCATTAACTTCTATCATTGTAAATTTAATATCATCATCGCCTTCTTCGTTAACGAATTTTGTAAACTCATCACGAAACTTATCTACTGATAATGTAGATGATATAAACTTTGCTTGAAACTCAGTATTTTCATCACCTAATTCAGATATTATTAAATTTAACGTATTACCAATTAATTCTATTTTATTTTGTATTTCGTCAACTATTTCTTCTAGATTTTCTAGTTTGTTATTGTTCATTAATTCCTTTCACTAAAAAAAACTAATGTGGCTAAATTAATAACCACACTAGTTAATTTAATACTATACAGTAACTTCCTCTGTAGTCTCATTTAATTCTGAAACAGCAGAATTGTCTACTTGATTATTATTAGTATCATCTGATACTTTGTTTTTAGGTTTGTAACTAGGTGACTGTTTGTGCAGTTTAAGTACTGCGTCTTTACTTAGATACAAAGGTATTTGTTCTAAGTTACCGTCAATATAGGTACTCATCCATAGGCGTTCGCCCCATTCTAGTTCGACACCAGTAATACCACATACTGGATTTTGATAATCTGCTTTACTCATTAGCAGTCCTTTCTATTTGTTTAACTTGGTAGGTGGCTATTGTATGCTCTTCTGTTATATCGCTTTGAAACCTACCATTACTATGCATATACATAGCTCCTAACACACAACTAATGTATGTTAGAAGCAATCTACTAGCTATCAAATGGATTATCATCTTCGAATATATCTTTTATAGGTACTATACCAAGTACATTCAAATCCTCATTAATACTCGCTACTGTTAATCCGTCATGATAATTAGCTATTGCTACTTCTACCATATCGTTTAACTCTGTAATTTGTTCTGCATTAAACAATGGTTTTAACACGTCCATTGCAGTTTTAATCTCAACTATATTCATAGTATCCTCTCTATATTTTTTTAGGCTGATGCCGTGGGCGGAAGCATAAAAAATGCTTAACATAAACTATCTTGTAGTGTATGTACACCCCATGTATTAGGGTCAAATGGTACATTATCATACTCGTCTATTAGATTTTTAAATACTATCCATGCGTATGACAATTCTAATAATATTCTTTCGTTTAGGCATTCTGAGTCACAATATACCCAGTTATTATGTATTATAACTTTATTCTGATATTGTATTTCGCCTAAACATTCTGAACATGTAGTAATATCAATCATATTGTTTCCTTTCTGTTAAGAATCTAATAGCAATTTGTTCGTCTATTAGACACTCTTCACAAATAGTCTCTTGACTACATTGTTGATATGGACAACCCATTAGTTATCCATATCTATTATTGAAACTAGTTCTTCTAGTTCTTCACGATAAAAATACATAATATTAAAATGCCAACCCATTTTAGGTATTTCTAATACTTCCATTAGTTATCCATATCCATTAATTTTAACTGAGTAGGTCTATTTAGTACTTCTTGTTTAGCAAGTATATCCATATTTACTTTAGCTATGTTATGGAATGTCCAAACACTCTCACCTTGTTCGTGTGCTTTAACACCACAACTTCTATGTAGAAATAATGGATAGTTTTTCTTACCAAAGTACCAATATCTATCAGCTTGTGACACTGTATCTTGACAGTATCCGCATAATATCTTATTCATAGTTTTCCTTTCTCGTAGTATGTTTGTTCTAGTAAATATTCTCTAAGTATTTCAATAGCCATTGTGCCATTAGGTATATTTTTATACCATTCTTCACTTGCAATACTATATTCACCATATGCATTCATAAGTTCTTGTTCTAGATTAGTATAATAATAAGCACTAGCTTTTGCTTGCTCATCATTAGTTATCCAATTAATAGCCTCATTTATAGTGTCAAAATCTCCTGCTAATAAATCACCAGAATTACCAACACTACAATATACCTTATAAACGTATAATTTATCAGCTAGGTCTACTTTTGCATATTCAATATCAAATATTGCATTATGCATTTTAATTTCAAATAATTTAATCATTATTTTCCTTTCTTATTTATAAGCTTGTAGTTAGGGTCATATCTAAATCTATATCTACCTAAGTGAATATTATTTAGTTCCCATGCTTGGCTATATACCTCATATAGACTAAGTCTATTTTTAATAGCACATGCTATTGGGATAGCTATCCAATATCTAATCCAACTTCTCATATAATCTCCTTTATTTTTATGTGATTGCGACAGCAGAACAGAAAAATAAGAAAGCTATCGCTCACGCCTGACATTGACTAGTTAACAGCACTATTAAAAAAAAACTAGGTAGGCTAAATTAATAACCCACCTAGTAATCTAATATTAACTAACTAAAGTTTTACCCTTAGCAAAGCTATCCACACATGGTGTACAAGCAGACCAATAGATAAACTTCTCAACAATATCATAAGATTTAGTAGCTTTGTTATATTCGCTACCAGCTTGGCGAAAGTTATCTTTACCTTTAGTCTTAGTAACACCACAATGTACACATTCAAATGATTTACTATTTGTTTTAGTATCATTAGTAGTATCTTTAGCAACTGTATCAACAGCTTTAGTAGTTTCTGCAATTATCATATATCTCCTTTAATAGATTTTTTTTTTCGATTGCGTAGCCTGAGAAAAAACAATAGGTTATCTAGGTGAATATTAGATTAACTTGTATGACTAATTATATTTATATCATCTAGTATCATATGGATACAGTATTAACTAACTAGGTGGTATATTAACAGACGAAGTCTGTTTCGGAAGGTCAAGTAATATGAAGTCTGTACCATATCATGTTACCTGTACAGATTAAGCTACCATATAGTCTATTTATAGAGTACAGACTACAGATTCTTTGACCTACCGATGTTAATGTAGCCTTTCTCTAG